TTCGTGGCAGTTGTTAATGTAGAACCTGAAGCGGCCTTAATTGCTATTACTACAGTGCCATAAATTGGTGTTTCATCATCTTCTCCACCCCAAGCACTTACTGATAAGGCATTAGGATAAAGTGATTGAACTAAGGATTCATAATCAGAAGTTGTCACTGCTCTATTTTGTGCTGAGTATTGTAACGGAGCATTAAATCTTACCGACTCTTTTGATTCAGCTGTCGTTCCACCTTGAGCATTTGAATTTGTTGTAATTGTTAAATTTGAAAACCCACTGATTGTTGTTGACGCTGTAAAAGTAGAAGCACCATTTGCTGCCTCAACGTTTGTAACAATATATTCTAATATAATAATATTACCATTTGTTAATGCTGAACCTATAACACCATCCCCAAAATAAATTTCAAACTTACCATCTTCTACTTCTTGTAAAAAATAAACTTTAGATGTTGATTGAACTGTAGCTAATCCTGTTGCTAAAGTATATGTGTTAGTTGTTGTATCATTAGAACTTGTTTGAACTTTTACCACTAGTGTAGATGTATCTGCTAATGAACTAGGTATAATAAATTTTTGGTCAGTATCAGTTGTGTCAACTGTATATCTAAATGTAACTAAAGTACCTTCGTAAATATCTACATCTGAAAATCTGTAAACGCCATTTACAGGTGTTGTAACTATATCAGCGTTATTAATAAATTGAAATGTTGTACCGTCAACTGTAGTTGTAAAGGCCGTACCTTTTGTCATTGTGATAGAAGAGCCTGTGCCATCACCTACTAAAATATCTATGCTCGCTTCAGGTGCTCTTACAGAAGATGGAGTATAACCTAACATCTTTGCTAATGAAACTATATTTTTTCTTATGTCAGCACTGTCTAAGTACATTTCATTTGCTAACATATTAGCATTGAAACCTAGATAGTGTGTATTGTAAGCAAGTGTATCTAAAAGTATTGAAAAACCTGAACCTTCAAAATCATAATCCTGAAATTCTGATTGACTTCTTAAAAATGTTTTAAGATTTGCTTTTATATTATCAAAATCAAAATCTGATACTTCTAATTTATTGCTTGCCATTCTATCTTAGTCTTTCTAAAAATGTTTCTACCACAACTGGCTGTGGTGTGCCTATAACATAAAACATAATTCTTAAATCATAAGCATTTCTATCAATATCAGGTCTTGCTAATATTTGAACTAATCTTATTCTAGGTTCAAAGTTAACTAAAACTTCTTGTACTTTTCTTTGTAGATTCAAAGCAGTTAAAGGTGTCATTGGTTCAAATAACATCGCTCTTACGTTAGAACCAATTTCAGGATGAAACGGCCTTTCAAAGTGTGATGTATTAATTAAATTACGTACACTTCTTTTAACAGCTTCTACATCTGTTAATTTATTTACATCATTTGTTACTACATTACGACCAAAACTTAAATCTAAATCTTTGTATTGTCTAGTAGCTCTCTTACTTTTATTTAAAGCTGAAGTACCAGAGGCATCGTAATTTGGCATAAGTGTTAATATTTATACGTTAACCAGCAAAGACATTAGAAGAACCTGATGTCATTTGTCCTGAATCTGTTGAGTCGCCAATTCGTGCAATTGCCTTACCTACAACAAATACTGTTGATGATCCTACGTTCACAAATCTTACGTGACTAGGACAAGGAGGAAAAGGTGGCGCCGGATGTGGCACTGTAGCGTCATCTTTTCGTGCAATTAAAATTCCGTTTGATCTCACTGTACTTTGTGTTGGTACATTTAAGGTTGTTGTGCCTACACAACTGTGGCCAGTAGATAAAGTATCACCTTGTCGGCAAATTGCTGGCATTATCTGCCTTGGCCTCTATATTTCTTATAACTTCGTCTTTTATGTTTATTCATCATTGATGAACTTGTATAACCTCTACCGATACTTGTATATTTCGGTTTTCTATTTGATTTTTTTGTGTTTGTGTTGCCTACAGTTTTTTTTGCCATATTTTTTACGTTTTTTTATAATTTTTCTTTCATTATCTGAAATCATCCAAGTTAAATCTTCCATTCTCTCATAATCATTCATATATTTACTATTTAGTGTGATTCTTTATCAAAAATATTGATTTTTTTCATAAAAAACACAAGAACAAACGTAGTCCGGTAAAAAATAGTGAATAAGTTATTGATTTTACTGCTTTATTTCTTTAAAAATGTGTCGCTTTACGCTTGTTTTGTTGATTTTTGTATGTTACCTTATATGTATATGAAAAAATATGAAGATATATTAAACGAAACTAAGAAGTATAACGTTACTTGGGAAGTTTCATTTGATAATGGCTATAAAAATATTGATAATGTTGTTATGGCAAAAGATGAAAAAGAAGCTGAAAAGGTTTCTGAAAAACTACTAGACAAATACCTTAATAAAACAAGTAATATAAGAAGTGTTGATGAGATAGAGTTATATTCTGTTGAAGTTTATGATAGTAGAACAATGTATGATATTAAAGTTAATAGCTTTAAAGAATACAGCCCCGCTTAATATGAATAAAGATGATATAAAAAGTCTATTGATAGCCGCTGCTATCGTAGCATTTGGTTATGTATTAATGTATGGTTATTATTACTTCGCTGATTACATAGGAATATATGAAAACCTTAGATACTAACTTAAAGTGGTTAGCAACGGCCGTTTTGGTTGCTGCTACAGCACTGACATCACTTAACGTTTACCCTTTAGGGCCAATATTATATTTGTTAGGCGGACTACTTTGGCTTGTAGTAAGTATTATGTGGAAAGAGCCAGCACTCATTGTCACCAATTTAACATTAGCATCTGTTAATGCTCTTGGTTTAATCTATAACCTACTTATAAAATAATATGAAACACGCTGATAAAATTATGAATACACAAAAATTTAAAGACGTTCTTCTTTCTGCTGAAGGAATTATTAAACAATATCGTTCATCAGATTGTGAGCGTTCAATTGCCAAAGGTATACCTATACAACTTTTAGGCATATTTTATTCTTATTCTAAAATGGTTCTACCTTTAAGAATACGTTATAGAGGCTCTAGTAAAAGTTTTCCTAATGGATATACATACTATCGTAGGCCTAGAGATTACGTTCATAGAATTTACGCCGATACGTTTGCTATTTACGAAAGATGAACACCATTTCTAAACACGAATTAAAACATATGGGTTTAAACGCCTATGGCCAAAAACTATTTCTAGTAAGATATAAAGGCTTTACTAATGTAATGGCCGAAAATGAAATTACTGATTGGTGTAAAGAGGTGGACGAGTTAAGTTTAACCAAGGATAAGTAAAGGCCGTCACCAAATGGATACAATTGTATCCTATATTCCAAGAACATTCCAACCACTCACATTCATAATTATATTCCTGAAAATTGCCAGCATTATACTGTGGCTCGTTTAATCTGTGTGTGTACATCTAATATTATTTAGGTAAATGTAATTATGGACCCAAATATATATAAAAACCACCTAGACTTGTTTCTTTTTTAGAGGTGTGATAGTTCCATTCCATAAAATTTTTAAAATCTTTTTTATCGAAAGCAGATACTAAAAAAGGATACATAAATGAAGATAATTTGCAAAATCTTTTTTTAACAAAAATTTCAGATTTGTCATATAAATTTTCCAATTCTTTTACACTATTTATTTTATTAGCCATTTTATTAGCGCCGTGTAATAAAAACATTTTTTTATACTCTTTTAAAGCTATAACACTTTCTACTATATGATTTGGTTCACCTACTTTTCTAAGGTTATAATTATATCTTTTTAATACTTCTTCAGGAAATTTCTTGGCATCAACAGCCCCTGTTTGTACGCCTGCTTGTTTAAACCTACCCTCTAAATAAACGTTATAATTTGTTGATGAAGCTTTATACCCCATTCTTATAGCAAATCCAGATTTTGTATATATAATAGCATTATTAAAAGTATTTGACAAATCACAATAGTCAAACGTAAAATCATATTCAGTTTCTACTTTTTTTTTATTGTCTAAGTTTATTTTTTTATATGATGGCGATTGTTTAGGTAAAATTTGTTTTAAAGATATACCTACAAGATTTTGTTTATTATAATCATCTATTAACATTTTATTAATATCACTTATGTTACCACTTTTTTCATATTTGTCCATTTTAAATCCATTTTTTATTAACCACATATCTCCAGGATTCCAGTTATCTTTTTGTAAGCCTGTTAATTTTTTAACATTATCATACATACCTTTTGTTAAATTGAACATTTGTCTTTCATAACTATAATTGCCTTTAAATTTACCACTTTCATTTTTTAACCAAGTATTTAATTGTAAGTGTGCACCATTAACATATTCTTGTTGATTAAACCCTCTCAAATTTATAGGTAAAAATTTATTTACAAATTCATAATCTACTTTTTTATTATATTTTAAAAATTGTTCAAATACACATATAGAAATTAATTCTTTAACTTCTGTTAGTTTATTGGTATCTGATTTTCCACCTTTACTTCCAATATGATTAAAAGTAGAATTAAAAGCCGAACCAGAACCGAACATTTTAACAATACGTTTTTTATCATCTATAAAATTTATAAACGATTTATCATTTGTTAATGCTAATTCAATTTTAGGAGAAGCAGTTTTTTTAGTCATAGTGAAAATAGTCTTACCAGATATGTAATTGTATTTTTTAAAATCTATAACAAGTCTACCACTTAGATTTTCTTTTAGAATAACTTGATGTCCTTCACCATAAGAAGGATTATTTAATATGTTAGCCATTTCTCTCTCTTACATTAAATTATACTTAATGTCAACACTATTTATCATATTGTTTTACATAAATACTATTACCAATTAACCAAGGAGTTATAATGGGCAGAAAAAAAGTAAAGACTCCTGAAGATATAATTGAAGCTATAAGAGTAAAACAATCTGAAATTGAAGATTTATTGTGGAACTTAGAGGACACTATAAGTGTTTCTTCTGATGAAGATATTTCCGATTCCGATGAGGACGAAGAAATAGACGAAACAGACGAAGAATAATAACAATCTATATTTCAGGTGCCTAGTCAACTAGGCACCCTTTGATTTGCCAACAAAGGGTTAAATGAACAATCTATACATAGGCCTATTCATACTTGCCAGTATCATTGTTGGCTTAGTATATATTTACATCTCTATCTTTTGACAAACAAAACGATATTTTAAAAGACTTAAACTATTAAAAAAACTTAAATTGTTGTCTTTAAAGGGTAGAAGAAAACGTGGCTGGTAGAAAACCCAATTTAAAAACATTAAAGAAAAAAGCACCTAAAATACCTGACTTTACTTGTCCTGATATAGACCATATTATTAATTATATTGAGAATAAAGACTTATTAAATCGTACTCAACTGGCCTATTTCAAAAGACGTATGGAAAAATTACGTGATTCGAATGATATACTAAGAGATAGTGGTATTTACTGGTATGAAGAAATCAAAAAGCTGTTGACAAAATAGTAAAATAGTGATATATTAGACATATGAGAATATTATTATTTTTGTTTATGTTTCTACCGTCTTTGGCGCTGGCGAAGCAAGTGGAAATGAAAGTGTATGATTATAAATTAACAAGAGTATTAGATGGTGATACTGTAGGTTTTGAAGCGAAGTTTCTACCAGATCCACTTAAAAAAGAATTACTGATTCGTGTCTATGGTGTTGATACACCAGAAAAAGGAGGCCGTGCTCAATGTCCACAAGAAAACACAAAGGGTTTAGCCGCTACTGAATTTACAAAGACTACAATTGCCAATGGTAAAAAAATACAGATAGCCATTGCCACTTGGGATAAGTTTGGTGGTCGTGTATTAGGTGATGTATTGGTTGATGGTAAATCGTTACGTGTAGCATTAATCAAAAACGGTTATGCACGAGAATATTATGGTCTTGCAAAAGAGTCGTGGTGTAATTAATATGTTAGAATCAGTATTAAATATATTATTCTTAGTGCCTGTGATTGCTATATTCGGTCTTTTGATATTAATAATTAAAGATATATTTTGGAAATGAAGAACATACGTATAATAAAAGAGAATATAGACGTATCAGGAATTGTAAAACAATTGGAACAAAATCCTGAAGATTGGGGTAATGTAGGCCGTATGAAAGGCACCGATCGCCAAGATCCTCATACACGCTTAGTGAAATCAGGTGTTCTTCAATTAGTCATGGGAGGTATTTCAAAACCTGGTGAGTTTATTGGTGACACAGAAATATGTGTACCCACTGAAGCCACTGCAAGACACACCGAGATCCAACGATTCCTGGCCGAAAATAATTTTGGTCGTAGATTAGGCCGTTGTGCTTTTCTGAAAACACCAATTGGTGAAATCACAGGCAAACATATAGATGAAGGAAAGTATTACCTAACTAAAGACCGTTATCACCTTTCCATTACAGGCACTTATAGATACAGTGTTTGGGACCACGGTGATTTAGAATTTACGAAAGAAGAGGTCATTATAGAACCAGGTACTTTCTTTTGGTTCAACAATAAGAAGAACCATATGGCCGAGAATATAGGAAATTGTGAGAGAATTGCTTTTATCTTTGACGTACCAATGTCACCAACAAATCCTTAAACAAACTTTTTTAGTAATTCTAACTTATCACTCAACTCTTTAACTATCTGTTGATAGTCAGTTATTTGCATTTCTAAGTTATCTATTTGAGCTTGTAGTTTTTTAATTTCTGGAATCTTAGAGATTGATTTACTTTTTTTCAATGGTTTCATATGTTTATTTATATATGAATTGTTTACCACAATAGAAACAAACGGCTCGAATCTGGCCGTCGCTATATTCCTTTAATGTATAGTAAACCTTAGGATGTGTGGCCTCTTGTTGAACTTCGTCATAACCATCACAGAAAACAGTTTCTTCACTTGTGTAGACCACGTTGCTGCCGTCACTATAAGGTTTCATTACAAAAATATACCAAATAACAATACAAAGAAAACCACGATTAGTACCATTACAAAATCTGTATATTTGTCCCTTTGAAAATTCATTGTTACCATTATATATCAAACCTGGAATGATGTCAAGCTACCAGGAAATTTTTTGATGCTGTTTAAGTGAGATATATTTACCAGTCCTGGCCAGCTAAACAAGGGCCAGGTATACCTCTATGGTTGTTATTACATTTATAGATTACAAAGGCCTTCCAGATTTTTACTAGCTCTCTACGGGTTAAGATCAATCGTATTACCTCTTATCACCACTGTGCCTGATGTGTTATGAATAGAACCACCTTCAACGATTTGATTAAACTCACCGGCCACTCTTACGGTCATATTGCCACCTACTTTGAGATTGTAGTCACCGCCAGCGTTCATATTAATACGGCCATTGGCACTATGTAAATTTAAATCTCCATTGTCTACGTGTATATTTACATTGGCACCTGGCCCTACTTGGATATCGTAATGGTTATTGGATTGGCCATCCTT